TCCTGAAACAGCCCCCAGCAATGGGGGCTTTTTTGTATCCCTAATTTCCCACCCACCCACCCTATGTCCCTATACGGAACCTTTCTCGCAGATTACCAATCCCTCCTGGCAGACATCGGCGTCCCGGCTACGGTCGGGGGCAACCTGTTCCTCGTCGGGCTATCCCAGCCCATGAACACCCCGAAGTTCGACGCGGGGGGCTTCACCGAGGAGAAGATGTGGACGGTGCGTTTCGCCGCCGCTACGGCCCCTTGGACGGCTTCTGATGGCCGGGTGGGAGGTCAGGTAGCCACAATCGCCTCGGGCGTCCCTATCGCCTCCCTAGCCCCCGGTAAGAAATTGACGGTAAACGGGCAGGTGCTCCGCGTTAAAGGCCAGTCCTACAAGCAGGCCAGCGCCGTCATCGAGCTGTCCTGCATCGACGATAACCAGTAATGGCCAAAGCCCGGGCAGCCATCGACCCCGCCAGCCTCGCCGACTTCAACGCGGCGATGCGGCACTTTGCGGCTGAAATCAAAGCCGACATGGAGATGGTCGCCCGTGAGCAGATCAGGCTGATGTGCCGCGACGCCATGACCTTCACCCCCCCTATGCCTAAGGGCGGTGGCCGTGGCCTGAGCAGCGCCGCCCATAATTCTGGCATGAACAAGCTGGGGAACGACGTGAGGCGCATCTTCATCCCTGCGGACGGCCCCAAGAAGGCCATGCCTGTTCTGCTTCGACAAATCATCAACTCCGTCCGAGCAGGCGACCAGCAGGGATTCCGTGCTATCTACGACAGCAAGAACATCCTCGAAAGGATTACGAGGCTTTCTCCGGTCATGCGCAAGATCATGGAGGACACGAGCTACACGCGAGCGTTCGCCAAGGCTCAGAACTACTTGGCCAAGGCCAACATCTTCGGCCAGATTCGTCCCATCGCTGGCACGACCGACAACCCGCGATCCATCCACGACAAGTACAAGAATGCCGTCGGCGGTCGCTGGAAGCGCAACCAGCCCATCGGTGGTCCGCAATACTTCGTCCCCACGACCCAGCAGCTGGAAGCCTACATCGCCGAACGGCAGGTGAAGGTCGGACGAGTCAAGTCCGGGTGGGCCTCCGTCATGGAGCAGGTCCCGAAGCCGGTGAACAAGAAGGGCGTCGAGCGCAACTTCGGCGTCTACAACGCCCCGTGGGTGGACAATAACAAGCGGTCAGCCCAAGGCGTGTTCGTCGCGGCACGTAGCCCTGGTCGCGTGTCCATGGCCGTGACCAACTTCATCGGAAACATCAATAACGTCTCCAATGACGCAGGCACCGAGAACATCGTCTACGGAAACCGCGTGAAACAAATCCGCGCCGCCGTGCTCGCAAGGCTTGAGAAGACGATTCAACAGGCTAACAATCGTAAGAACAAATAACCTCTCTATGGGCACGAAATCTGCCAGACATATCGTGGAGGCCGCAGTGGCCGCCCACCTCTCCGCTCAGACCGAACTGGCCGGGGTGAACATCTACAAGGGCGACAGCGCCGACACGAACGTGCTCCCCAAGGCCATCGTGCTCTGCGACTCTGCCCGGACTCCTAACGACCTGCCTGACGGCCTAGGCAACTATGCCTGCACCGTCCGCGTCACCCTGCTGGACTCTGCCGACGACGTGACCCTCACGGATCACCGCGCCCGGGTGGCCGCTATCGCCGGAGCCATGCAGGACCTCGAAGCGCTGCAGGCCGTCTTCGCCACGCAGGGCGACGCCTACTGCTACGACTGCACCGTGACGTCCGAGGACGAAGGGGTAAACGAACGCTCCTGGGCGTCCGTCCTAGCCTACGACATTCTGGTGGTCGTTAACCCCGAGGGCTAACCTTACCTTACCAGCAATAGTATATGGCTGCTATCGTCAAAGGCGTCACCGCAATCTATGGCCTGCCCGGTGCCACCGTGGCCAATGCCGTTGTCCAGTCCTACGCCAACGACGGCGAGTTTACCGCCGAAGCCACCATCGTTGACGAGAACGGTATCACCGTTGCTTGGCGCGGCGACGACAGACGAACCCAGATTTCCGTGGAGTTGATCGCGAAAACCTCGGCGATCCCTGTCCTCGGCGCCAACTTCACCCTGACGGTGAACACCGCTTCGTCCTACGCTGGCGGAACCGCTTCGACCGCTTTTTCGGGCTGGGTCCAAAAGGTCTCAGACAAGGGATCGAATCGTGGCTATTCCGCAGTAACGATTACTGCTGTTGGCTACGAGGCTATCAGCATCGCTTAACCGCATGGACCGCCGATTCACATCGGCTTTCACGGACCCAGCAGACACGTTTTTGCTGGGCCGTTTTGTTTCCCCGTTCTGCCTGCGACACCGGGTAATGTTGGAAGCAGCCGAAAGCCCGCTGATCCGTTCGGGCGCAGGCATCCGTCCGCTGGACTTGCTGTTTGCCGTCAAGATTTGCTCGGGCGAACGCATCGACAAACTGACTTGGAAGGACTCCTGGTATCTTGGTAAGATGACCGCCAACGGCGATTACTTCGCCGAGCAGATTGAATTCTTTTCCAAGTACGTCCTAGTAGAGGCTTGGCCTAAGTTCTGGGAGAAGAAAGCCAAGCACTCCGAAACCAGCGGGACTCCATGGGTATTGACGGTGGTCGCGTCGCTAATCTCCAACGGCATCCCGGAAGAGCGCGCATGGACGATGCCGGAGTGTCAGGCCATCTGGCTCAACTCCACCTTCGCGATTAGCAAGGGCGCCGAACTGAAAGTCCTTACCTCTGAGGATGAAGAACTAATCGAAGAACTCGAAAAAACCCAAGCATGAGCAACTCCGTAAAGTATAGCGTCGATGGGACGACAAACGCCGACGAGGTTGCCGACAAGGTAAAGAAGTCCCTGAGCACGCTCGAGAAGAACATCGAGGGCGTCGAGAACCGCTTCAAGTCCTTCGGCAAGGACCTGTTCCTTTCCTTCGCCGCGCCGATGGTCCTGCTCAACGCGGCCATGAGTTCCATCTCTGCCGCCATCGAGAAGAACCGCCAAGCAGTGCAGGATGCCAAGGCCGTGGCCGAGGGCGGCGGAAACAAGTATATGCGCGAGGGCACCGTGACATCCGCGCAAGAAGCGGCTCGTCGCCGTCAGGACGCCCTAGATCGTAAGAACGCCAAGCTCGCAGCCGAAGCCCTCGCCGAGGAGCAGGGCAAGGAGGGCGGCTTCCTTGGCTTTGGCAACGAAGCCGACAAGGCGAGTTTCCAATTCATGAAAGAGTCCACGGGCGTCTTGGACTTCGCTCGTCGCGCTGGGAAATCCATGCTAATGAACATGGGTTGGAGCGACTTCTCAACGGACGAAGAGTTTCAACAGGTCCTCGAGAAGCGTTCGGCTGCTCGCGTCGCCGCCGACCCTGAGATGATTGCAAAGCAGAAGGCCGCCGCTGAAGCCGCAGCCGCAAAGCAGGCCGCCGAGGCTAAGTCTGACGCTCAGAAAGCTCTCGAAATCCAAGGCAAGGGAGCCTTTGCAGGTTCCGAAGGATTCTCCAATGTCGTCGGCGTGGGAGCCAACCCCGTCCTTGCCGCCGTCACAGCTCAGCTCGACGAGCAGCGCAAACAGACTTTCCTGCTTCAGCAGATCGCCATGGGCGGCAGTTACACCGCTCCCGACTTCACCAAGCAGAACACCGGCAACCCGCAGATTGACGGCTACGGGGGCCAGATGTAATTTACCAACATGGCACGCATCGACAAAGGCAACGCGCTAACGGCAGACATCCTCCAGCCAGGATGGACGTCCACCTCGGACGGCTTCGGCCTGATCGTCATCAACGCGACGTTCAAGTCTGACCGCAACACCGGCACGTTTGCGCCGTTCGTCCGTGGCACTGCTTTCCCGGGCACTAGTTACAACTACTGCAAGTCGCATAAGGGAAGCATCACGTGGAACGACCTAGGCGTTGCCATCCTTAAGGTGGACTATGTCGGCATCGACCCGACCGTGAACGGCGGTGTCCGTACCAAGGCAAACACTTCTTCCGCGAACGGCCTCACCGCTGAGAACATCACCAGCCACCCTAACTTCTTTGAAGCGGCTGCCGGGTTCACAGGCGGCGCTCTCGCTGGTTTGCCTTCTGACTTCGGCGGTGCGTACGACGATTCTACCCTAGGCCCTCCTGTCACCGTCATCGCAACCGCAGGCCCTAACGTAGGCAAAGCCGTTCCTGTCCCATCCTCTGAGGGCTACAACGGAGCCTGCTTTGAGACCGGCCAAGGCGGCCGCTTCATCGGCTTCGTCGATCCTACCGTCCCTGAGCTCTACGGTCGCACGCAGTATCTTGCGCGCACGACCACTTACTCGGGTATCATGTACACGACTTCACTGTCTGACGTGCAGGCTCTTTACGCTCTTCTTGGCAGCGCAACGGCGACAAACTCTTGGGGCGTATTCGAACTCCTACCGGCTTGGGCTCCCCTTGGTTCCGGTGATTTCGGAAACAGAAACCTGCTTTCTCAGGTCAACGTCGAAGAGTACGGCCTTCTCTACAAGATCATGTACGAAATCCGTTATTCCAAGGACGGATGGCCGCCTAACGTCCATAGCAACATCTGAACTATGGGTATTCAACCAGGAGTCGGCTATACCTTCACGGCCTCAAGCCAAGGCACAAACCTCACGGTGGAAAAGCCGTGGGCGCCGTGGGCTAACTATGCACAGGAAGAACAGTACAAGCAGTTCCAGTGCATGGTTTATCAGGAAGGTACGGACTTCTACCTCAAGACCTGCAAGGGCGTGGTCAACTATACCTGGAGCCAGTTCCCTTTCCGGCCCGAACCAGACGGATCTGGTGGTGAGTATGCTTTCCGCTCATTTGAAAAGCAGGCACGCATCACCGACTGGGCTGTCTATGAAAACTCCGCTCGAACTGCCGGCACGGATACCGACAGCGAATGGATGGCTGACAACGGGAAGATTAAACTCCCGGCAGGAGCGTCTGGAAAGTCTGTCGTCGTGACCATCAGTAAGATTGATTGGTGGGACAAGGATAGTTGGCTTTCAGCCTATAGAACCATCTACGCGGAGAAGCCATTCATCGCGGTATTTGATTCATCCGATACCAATATCAACGGAATCCTGACCCAGCAGGGTTGCTCACTGCATTCGGGCAACACCATCTACGAAAGCGGAGGCTCGTTTACCAATGACCCGCCCGTTCCGTTGCAAATTGGGTATACGTTCAAGAAAATCGCGCAGCTCGACTGGAACGACACGACGAACTCTTGGGATGTCACGCAATACTTGGTAGGCCCTATCGACCTTCCGATTCAGCGTCACTCTGGGTCTACTTTCATGAACTCTGGCACAGCCCCGAGCCCATCAAGTTATGATACGGCTTTGGCCAATGAGTTTGACGGATGCCTTAACTACGCCTGGTTCGAGTCTATGTGGGCCTACGGCGGCTACACGATGAACCCGTCTAATTGGTGGTATGACATCGTGAACACGTAAGGTTTCTGGCTGTTTACGGCCAAACCCTACCGTTTGCACAATAGGTAAGATGAGCGATACTGTCACTCTGTCGCAGGGAAACACGTTCGCCTGCACCTTCGTCTGGACTCCGGGCACGACCGGCCCCGCGAACCTGCTGGCCACGACCCTCACCTCGACGGTGGAGGACAAGTGCGGCAACCTCTACGACCTGACGATCACGAAGGCCGGAGACGGCCTGTCCTTCACCTGCACCTACCCGGGCTCGACCGCCGACTGGGCGCTGGGCCTTGGCCGCTGGGACATCAAGTTCGTGTTCCCTGGTCCTCCCGAGGCTGTGTCCCGAACCGAGGTATTCAGGATTCAGGTCATCGACTCGGTCACCGCTTAATTTATGCCCAACGGAACCATCACGTCCACCGAGAACACCTTCGGCACGGTCAACGGCGCATTGTCCGGCACCGTCGCTGGAACCCTTACGGGTAGTGTCGGAGTTCCCGGGCCTGTCGGACCCACGGGACCCCAAGGCCCCGAAGGTCCACCCGGACCTCCCGGAGAAGGCGGCACGTGGGGAAGCATCGTCGGGACTCTCAGCAATCAGCTAGACCTGCAAGGCCAGCTCGACCTGAAGGCCCCGCTCGCAAGCCCAGTCTTCACCGGTGACGCTCGGGCGGTCACCCCTACCTTCGGCGATAACGACACCTCCATCTCGACCACGGCCTTCGTCCAGGCTGCCCTCGCTGGTGGCACGGCGGTCGCTAAGAACCTTGAGGTCTACGTCCGCAATCAGTCCGGCTCGACGATGCCTGCTGGCTCCATCGTCTACATCTCGGGAGCCACGGGCAACCGCCCACTGGTCACGCTGGCCCAGGCGAACAACGACACGAACTCCGCCCAGACCATCGGCTTTACGAAGACATCCATCGCGAACAACGGCTTCGGCTACGTCATCGTCCGAGGCGACCTTGAGAACATCGACACCTCGGCTCTGACCGAAGGCGTCCAACTCTACCTGTCGCCGACCACCGCTGGCGCTTGGACGACCACCAAGCCCTCGGCTCCCCAGCACCTGGTCTACGTCGGCATCGTCGTGCGTGCCCACCCCACGCAGGGCGTCATCCTTGTCGCCGTCCAGAACGGCTACGAACTCGACGAGCTGCACGACGTCGCGATTGCCAGCAAAGCCAACAACGATTTGCTGGCCTACGATTCCTCGACCAACCTCTGGAAGAACAAGACATTCTCGGCTCTCGGCCTGCTCACCTCTGCTGACGCCGCGTCCACCTACTACCTTGCCAGCAACCCGGCCAACTACATCACCTCGGCCAGCCTGACGGGCTACGCGACGGAGTCTTGGGTCACGTCGCAGGGCTTCATCACTTCGGCTGCGCTCTCGGGCTACGCTCCTCTTGCCAGCCCCGATTTGACGGGCAACGTCACGATCACGACGAACTCGACCTCCCCTGCCCTGTTCATCGAACAGTCAGGCACGGGCGACATCCTGACCCTGCATGACCAGTCTGCGGACACGACATTCGTAGCCATCGACGCAAACGGTAAGATTAACACCATCCCTTCGACGACTACGGCTGCGGGTTTCAACGTACCCCATGCCACCGCCGCCCCCACCACGCCGGTCAACGGCGACATCTGGACGACGACTGGCGGCATGTTCGCTCGCATCAACGGAGCAACCCAGACCCTTGCGTTCCTGAATCTTCAGAATACGTTCGGCCAGACCAACACGTTCACGGCTGCCAACAATACGTTTGGCAATTCGACGGCGACTGGCACGACGAGCCTAGCTTCGGGTGCGACTATCTCCGGCTCCACCAAGACGGTCAACATAGGCACGGGCGGGGTGGCAGGCTCGACTAGCAATATCACGATTGGTTCTGCCTCTGGAGGTACGTCGACTACCACCGTTCAGGGCACGTTTACCTCGTCAGGTGCTACGCAGAACATCGGCGTCTCGACCGCTGCTTCGACCATCAGCCTCGGTTCAGGTGCGACTATCTCAGGCGCCACCAAGATAGTCCAAATAGGGGTTGGCGGGGTGGCAGGCTCGACGACGGCCATCAACATCGGAAGCGCTTCAGGTGGTGCTTCGACGACGACGCTTCGCGGCACGACGAACGGCGTGACTGTCGCGGCTGATACGAATACGACCGACCTTGCGACCACGGCCTTCGTCGTCGGTCAGGCTTCCTCGACCGCTCCGTCCAATGACGCGTCCACGGCTTCCGTCGGCACGTCCCTGCGGTACGCTCGCGCCGATCACGTCCACCTCAATCCGCTGCCGACTGGCGGCAGTGCTAATCAGGTGCTGTCCAAGGTGGACGGAGCGAACTACAATGTCCAGTGGGTCACGCCTTCGGGCGGCGGCGGTGGAACGGACTATCAGGCTTTTGAAACCGCCGGTACGTTCACCTGGACGAAGCCTGCCGGAGCCAAGTGGGTTGAAGTCATGATGTGGGGCGGCGGTGGTGGTGGTGGCTCTGGTGCTCGTCAGGCAACCTCAAGCGGTAGGTCTGGTGGCTCTGGCGGCTCTGGTGGCGGTTATGCCATCCTTAGGTTCCCCGCTTCAAACCTTGGCGCAACCCAGACCGTCGTTGTCGGCGCTGGCGGTGCAGGTGGCGCATCTGTCACTGTTGACTCCACGAACGGAAACAACGGCTCAGTCGGTGGCGACTCAACTTTCTTTGGATACAGGGCAATCGGTGGAAGCCCCGGTTTAGCTGGCAACACGACTGGATCCGTTTCCGGTGGAAGTGGTCGAGTTGGTTTTAACAACGCACAAACGCTTGGCAATCAGGGAAGCACAGGTGGACAAGGTGCAACCGGCGCTGGCGGTGCTGGAACATCCATGGCAACCACTGCTGCAAACTTTGCGACGTCTGGAGCTGGTGGTGGAGCCGGTGCTAGCGCGGCTTCGACTACGGCCGCTGCTGGTGGAGCGGGTGGCCAGAAAAATGCAGCTGGTACAACCTATTCCGGCCAGATTAGTGCTACTGCTGGAGGAACTGGTGGAACAACCGCTGGTGTTGCTCCTACGGTAGGCGTTTCTTTCACTTCATCCTGCACGGGATCTACTGGAAGCGGTGGCGGTGCTTATATCACGGGTGTCGCTGGCATGGCTGGTGCTACAGGAACCGCTATTGGCGGTGCAGGCGGCGGCGGCTCTGCATCCGACAACGGCTTCGCATCTGGTGCTGGCGGCAACGGTGCTTCCGGCGCGGTCTACATCATCACCTACTGCTAACCCATGATCACCGACTCCAAGAACATCGTATGGACGCCGAGCGAAGACCGCTCGCTCTGGACTGCCTCCAACGGCAGCACGCTCCTGGTCAGCCCTGCGTCCAACGACGAACAGGTGCTGGCCAGCATCGAGCAAATCTACGTCCCCGCTCCTGTCGAGAAGACCGATGCGGAACGCATCGCCGAGCTCGAAGCCCAGCTCGCGGCCCTCATCTCTAAACTCTCTTAACCTATGATCATCTCATTCCTAGTCGGTCTCGTCATCGGTCTGGTCGCCGGTCTCCTCATTTCGAGGAAGCACCGCGCCAAACTGGAATCCGCTGAGGCCAAGGGTCGTTCCCTCATCGACGTGCTCAAGGGTCGCTAAGACCATGCGCCTGCTCCTAGTCATCGCCCTAGTGGCCCTGGCTGGGTGCAAGTCCAAGCCGTCGGAAGCCCCGTTGCCTCCCGCCGTCGCCACGCCCAAGGAGGTCGCCCTGACTTCCGTAGGCTCGACGCTCGACGTCA